AAAACCCAAGTAAACTTCCATCCCCCGTGTTTCTATTTACTGCAACCACGTCATCAGTAGCACTAGACGACGTAATACTAAAATTAGAACCACTTGGATTAAGTTTAACTCCATCTGTTGTATAAGATGGACTCGTCTTACCCACCAACACATTCTCACTACCATCAATCGTGAGTGCTGTGGCGTTACCATTGTCGTCAATGCCTTGCGAGGTAAACGCACCTTGAACAGTTAAGTCACCTGTCATTGTACCACCAGATGTAAGTAATGCATCAGCTACTTGAAACGATGCTTGTGATATAACAACTACATTGTCACCACTCTGTGCGGCTACAGTAAGAGTAATTGTAGTACCATTCGTAGCTGTATAGTCTGTGCCGTCTACTAAGCGTACACCATTCTGGAATACGTGAACCTTACCTACTGTGTAGTTCAGACCAGTAAGGCTTGTTGTTGCACCAGTGATAGTAAAAGTCTTCTTACGTTCAGCACCACTGCTTACGACAGATGCCTTTGACCCTATGTAACCTGCCATGTGTTTATCCTTTATTATTCATTGTTGTGTCCGACCCAAATCTATGCGGTGGGTTATGCGTCTGTAAAGTATGTAATGTTAATCCTAAAATTCTTCCCTGAAAGGTTTGCATTTGTTAAAGGCAACTCAGAGTCATAAAAGTAAAACGTATTAGTATTTCTATAAGCTAAAGGGGCTAAATGCCTATTGGTGCTTGATATATAAGATGTCTGAATAGAGCCGGGGGCGTACATAGCATTCGAATAATTAGAAACAGTAAAAGGTAAGCCTGCAACAATAGCATAATTAGTCTGAGAGGTACTAGGGTAAGCAAAATACGCAATTACTGTAACCTGTCTTCCAACTTTAGTATAAACACCTATTGGGCTATCAGTAAGTGTAACTTGCCCACTGCCATCAACAGGCGTCCAAGTCCCTTCTTCATAATCTTCCAACTTATTGGCCGACCCTACACCGCCAAGGTATACAGCACCTGATATGTATAGGTCTTTCCAACGGTAAGAACTATCCCCTAAGTCATTGGTGTTATCACTTCTAGCATTGTTAACAGAGGGCAGTATTTTATGAGAACTTGTACCAGTTATCCCTGTACCTGTTGAGCCTATCTGTAAAGTTGTGTAGTCATATCTAGCTTTAATACTACCTACAGTTGTGCCGTCTTTGAGGAACTTTGCAATATCACCATCTGAGTTTAAACGATTAAGCAAAAGCATATCGCCATCAGTTCTAGCAATACGAACACTATCAGGCTGTATGCTTACGCCATCATTTCCACTGCCAGAGTTATTAGCAACATTACTATCAGTAGTACCAATCAACACATTCTCATTACTATCAATCGTGATTGCTGTGGCGTTACCATTGTCTGTAATGCTTGGAGTGCCAGCTGGTAAGTCTGCTGGTGTAAACGTAGTAAATGCAACAACCTCTAGGATGTCACCTGTAGCTGCACCTGATGCTAGTACAACATCTGAGCCATTGGTTGCTGTGTAGTCTGCGGAAGCTAACTTAACGCCATTCAAATATACGTCTAGGTAGTTAGGAGTGTACCCACCAGTAGCAAACGATGTCTGCCCAGATGTAGCTGTAAAGCTATCCCTTGTTTGGGTAGCCTGTGGTACTGGCTGTGTGCCTATGTAACCTGACATATTCTAAGCCTCCAATGCTGTTAGTCTTGCCTCAATGGAAGCAAATCGTTGTTCGTTATATGCGGCTACAAAAGATAGTAACTCAGGGTAACGAATACCTAGTCTAGTTCTTTCTGTTGCGCCTTCTGGTGCTTCATCTTCTGTATCGTATGTGTCAGTACGAGTGTAAGCATCTTTAGCTTCAACAGCTTCTACTGCTTCTGTAATAACTGTAACAACCTCATTACCATCTTCATCGGTAGTTGTTTCTGTTACAGCATCTACAGCCTCTACAGCTTCTACTGCTGGTACATCTACATCGTGTTCCCACCATGTGCTTGAGATAAACAATGCATAGTCACCAGCATCTAAACCTTCTGCTGTGAAAGCCGCCTGTACGTCTTGGGCTATGACACCTGTATGAGTTCTGGCATTGTCACCCTTCTCAGCTACACTGTCTTTCCATCTGAATGTCTTAAACAATGCTGAGATACGTTTACCTACTAGCATTTCTGTTGCTGTAAGTGATGCTATGTCTTGCTTCTCGTTGAAGTCAGATGTTTGGATAGTACCGTTGGTTGCGTATATGTCGTCGAAACGTCCACCGCTATCACCAAGGTCAACTATGTTATCTATAGTTGTACCACCTGCCGAAGGGTCTATTGGTACTATTCGTCTAGCACTATTTATAAAACGCCAACCTGTGTTATCCGTACCAAGGTACATATCATTACTGACTGTGCCAATAACACCTATGTTCGAGCCATTTTTGCGGAACTCAATTAGACCACCATCACTTGAACCTCTGTCAACAAACAGAGCCGTTCCTCCGTCACGATTTAGGTATAGGTATTTACTTCCTTCTCTAAATGTAGCTCCATATGCGTTTTGAGTAGAAGTCCCTATTAATACGTTACCTGTTGAGTCTATACGCATACGTTCTTGAATAGTACCACCACTAGATGTTTGAGAACCTAAAATTAACTCTCTATGAGTTGTAGCTCCTGACTCACTTAAAATGTAAGATGCAGTGCCATCTCGCCTAATAACAGTTGTCCCATTTGAGTTATGAACTACTCTTTGTTCTAAAGCACTAGAAGAGTTTACGGATAATTTAGCACCCGGATTATCCGTCCCAATACCAACATTACCTGACGAGTCTATGCGCATACGTTCTGAGTCAACACCATGTATAGGGTTTATACCGCCTGACTTGTAAGTAAAAGCCAGTCCGTTACCAGTATCGTCTATACCAATACGATAACCGTAATTTTCTACACTGTCTGCAAAAGTAATACTTGGGTCTGCACCAGAGCTAACAGTGTTCTCAAGAAGAATATGTGGAGCATTTTCAGAACCAGATGCAATATGTAAGTCTGCACTAGGCGAATCTGTACCAATACCAACGTTATCACCATCAACTGTTATAGCATCGGGTATGTTAATTAAGTCTGTTTGCTTACTCATTAGGTTTGCTCCAGTACGCTCACAATCACATCACAACTCGATGCTGTGTCACTTGTTACGATTACAGTGTCAGTAGTCTCTAAGATGATCTTACCGTCTAAGACTGAGAGAGCCGCACCTGCTGGTAGTGGTACACCTTTGACGATGTAAACACCTGCCGCCTGTACATCTACTTTGATCTGAGATGTTGTTCTGTTAGCTAAGTTACAACCGATCATCACTGATGTAGTTGCACTTGGTACTGTATATGTAGTTGTTGCACCCGTACCAACCGATGCGCTTGTATAATTTTTGAATGTATTTGCCATTGTTTATTATCCTAGAGCTATTGAAAGAGCAAGAGCATTAGATTCTGCTGTAGCTAAGAGAGTAGCTTTACTATCTCCACCTAGTGTTGCAGCGTCTACGTTTAAGTTATTTACAAAGGTTTGGGTTACTCTTGCATCGATTGCTGTATTAGCCCTTGCGTCAGTATAATACAGATTAGTGTTTTCTGTCAAGTCAGAAGTTGTTTTATTTCCAAATGCAGTATTAAATCTAGCATCAGTATAATAAAGGTTAGTACCCTCAGATAAGTTAGTGGTACTTTTAGTTGCAAGCCTTGTGTCAAAGTCTGTATTTGAACGAGCACTTGTATAGTACAGATTTGTACCTTCAGCTAAGTCTGCAGTATCGTGGTTGCTTAGAGATGAGACAGTACCTGTAACATCACCAGTTATATCACCTATAAAGTTAGTTGATGCTGTAACTGTAGTACCTGTAATAGCCGCAGGTGTTGATCCACCTATGACTGCATTGTTTATTGTACCACCTACTACTGTTGCAGTATTTACTGCTGGAGATGTAAGTGTTTTATTTGTTAGTGTCTGTGTACCTGTAAGTGTAGCTACAGTTGAGTCTATGTTTACTGTAACGTCACCTATTGTGCCACCACCAGTAAGACCTGTACCTGCAACTACCGATGTAATGTCACCGATGGGTACAGTAGCTATCTGTGTATCTACATAAGCTTTAACCGACTGCTGTGTAGGTACAAGTGTATCTGAGTTAGATGTCATATCATCTTCATCAGCAAAAGCTGTTACACTTATAGTACCATCAGATAATGTACCAAAGTCTAAGGTATTTACAGTGACAGCATTGATTGTGCCACCTTCAACTTTATCACCTGATATTTGATTGTCTGCTAGTGTTAGTGTACCTGCAGATACGTTAAGTGTTTTACCTGAGCCTACTGTAATGTCTGATGTAGCGATAGTAGCACCGTCTATAGTACCACCATTTATGTCTGCTGTATCAGCTACTAAGCTATCTATATTAGCTGTACCATCAAGGTAAAGGTTACGCCACTCTTTAGTTGCTGAACCTAAGTCATATGTACCATCTATATTAGGTATAACATGAGAGTCTACTTCAGCACCTAGTGTGATACTATCAGTATCTGCATCACCTAATGTAATGTCTCCACCTAGTGTGATGTTACCATCTACAGATAAGTTACCTGAGAAGTAACCATCTTTAAACTTAATAGAGTTAGTACCTAAGTCAATATCATTATTAGTTACAGGAACTATTACACCATCTTGAAAGCGTAACTGCTCAACTGAACTAGAGCCTACATCAACAAAGACTCCTACTCTATTATCCGTATCGTTTACTACAACCTTGTTTAAGGGAGTAGTAACACCAGGGTCACCAATCAATCCAATGACAGGGCCTTCTGCCGCTGTACCGTCATGCTTGTGACCAGTAGTGTTTACAAACGCCGCTAGTAACTGGTTATATTCGTCATTAGAGTCTGACGCATTGATAATATCACCATCGGTGTATGTAGACTGTCTTGTATAACCTGCCATTTAATCTTTCTCCTATCGACGTGCCGAAGCGTCAAATTCTAGCTGAAACCCTTTTAGTGAGTAAGGTTCTGAAACTCCATTATCAACAACCCTTAATGCTACAGCAAACCCACTACCTTCTACTGCTTGCCTTACAAGTGGTTGTGATTGACCACCGTATGTAGCTGTACCATAAGCAGATGCACCGTATATAGCAACGACCTTAGTACTGTCAAAGGGGTACGCTGCAGGTCTTGGTATGTTAGGATCTTCATAGTCATAACGTAAAAACAAATCTGCGTTTATTGTACCTTTAGGTGCGTAGTTGATTATCACACGTTGGAAGTTTTTCCTTATACCAGCATCACCCATAGTTAAGTCTGGTGATCTGTAACGACCTATGATAGTCTCTCCATCAAAAGTACTACCTTGTTCTTGCCTGTATACATAACCGTCAAAGCCACCATGTAATACAAAGATAGAACCCTGTTCGTTTAAAGAATCAGTACAGGAGGGTTGTATACCTAGTATCTCACTGTATGTGTAACCCTCTGCTCCTCTGTAGGCTATAACACCTTTAGTTGCGGCTCTTGATCTAGCACTATTGTTTACAAAGAATATTCTGTACTGTGTTTTATCTGGTACTACTACCGCTTCAAACTCATCTACATCTGTATAGACTGAGAATAACTCATGTACAGGAGCAGATATAGTACCTAGTTCAACGTCACCAATCTTCTCTGTACCAGCAACAGTACGTAATCCATCACGGCTTAAGAAAATTATGTCACCAGCAAATTCTTTTATTGTTGATCCATTGATGCAACCAACGTTACGAGATACAGGCTGTAGCTGAAAGTCCGCTATAGTATTACCAACAAGTCTAAAGATACGTTCTTCACAGAAGATAATTAATGTATCACGGAAAGGAAAGATACCAGTTATAGTATCATCTACTCGTATAGAACCTGCACCATTAGCTACACTAAAGTCACTATCTGTGTATGGAGCAGTAAATACCATTTCTTGTGGTGTAGCTGACATACCTGCAAAGAACATAGTATTCTTAAACGATGTAACATACTTAGGGTTAGCAGGTGCTCCTGTACCACTAATATCTGTTACTGTAGTACCGTCATACTTTGTTGCGTTGTTAGCACCATCTGCCCATATAATATGAGGAGTGTTATTAAAGTTATACCTAAAGAAAGTGTATTTGTTTGCGTTAGTTCTACCAGTATCTATTTGTGTCCAAGCACCACTACCACTTGCTGCTTCATATATTTTCTCACCTCTTGCAGCTATAACTTTATCATTACCTGCGAAGTAAGCTGACATGAGAACTGGCTCAGTAGAAGATGTTGTTTGAGGGACTACATTAGTATTCCACTTGTCATAACCGTTAATACGCCTATAACCACCTGTAATATCAGCTTCAAAGTTTTGTAACTCTAAGGCCATTCCAGCTTCCATAGTAAAAGTAGAACGGTCTAATACTAGACCACCTTTACACGGAAATACAAACGGATTAATTCCTGATTGATCTGCCATTATTTAACCTAGTATATTACTGTTGAATAGATATAGTCTGTTCTATTACCAAGTAAGCTTCTCATGTTTTTAATACCATCTTCAAATCTTTGAAAGTTTAACTGGTGTTGTTGTGTTTCACCACGGTATTGATAGCCATATGCAGTTGCACCATCTACAATAACAGACCTGTACTGCTCAGGTATTAAAGGGACATCGCCACCTTCAGATAATGTAGTACCATAACCATAATATTCATAACGTAGTGAATAAGCTTTATTAGGATATGGGTATAGACCGTAGTTATTATCAGGTGTTCTAAATACATAACGAGGTACTGAACCTGCATCGCTAGTATCTTCTTGGTCTATATATTTATTTAGGTAGTCTTTGTAATCTAATAGTATTAGTTTACCTCCAGCTGCACCTAAGTTATCATCTTTAACCAAACGAAATGTATCGTAGTCAACATGCTTAGAAGTTGAAGGGGGTGTATATCTTGTAGTACCAGCAACTAATGTATCTGTTTGTGTAGCGTGGTTATAAGGCCAACTAAACTCACTGGTATTAATATAGTCTATTGCATCATTGACTGCATTCTTACATTGAATCTGAAAACCTCTAGCTGTAGCAAAACCACCAACAGACAAAGGCACTTCGTTAAAACGTGCTATAACTTCATTTGTTATGTCTAAGTATGTGTATGGCATTAGTAGCGACTTTCAGATTAAATGTACATAAAGGGGCTAGTATAAAACCAGCCCCAATATTAAGTTTTATTACGCAGCGTTGTAGTGCGCTGTGACTAATGCTTCTGGGCGAAGAATCTTGCGTCCGTAAAGATGCATACCGCGAACGATGTCAGCGAATGAATCTGGGTCACGATAATTCTCGACCTTGTTGATCTGCTCAGCAGAAGCAACAGCATCGTCTTGACCAGCTACGATAACACCAAAGTTTACGTCTTGTGCTAATGCACCAGAAGTTCCAGCACCTGTACCCTTAGCAGGTAAAGAGTTGGATTGGTAAATACGGAAGCCGTGTAGGTTGTTTAAGACCAAGCCATTTTGTAGACCTGCTCCACCGAAGTCAGCATTCAACATACGTGAATCTTCGTCTTTGAGCATCTCAATAAATACCGGGTCTAATACCAGCCATCTACCTCTTGAGTCAACATTTGCTTGATCCATCTGACGTGCCATACGAGCAACCACTGTCAAAGGTGAAACAGTCGCTGTAGACAACGCTGTTGCGCCTGGAAGACGTGGAGCCAATGGGATTGAATCGCCACTAGCATATGCTGTTGAAGCAGAGTCAGCAGAACCCAATGAACCGAAGTCCGTTGCGTCCAAATGGTTAGCAGTTAAAAACTCACCTGTTAGGTTTCCAGCTGTGTCGTGCTGTGCATCACCTGATGTTGCGGTAATGTAAGCACCTGCAGTTGTGTGACCTGACATGTATGATAGAATGTCTGCGTCCATTGAGTCAGCCATTTTAAATGCTGCACGGTCAGCAGCTAAGCTAACGTAGTCAACATTTGAGAATTGGTCCTCGATGTCATCCATCTTGAACGCAAAGTAGTTAGCTTTGTCAATAGTCAAAGAGAAGTCTTCATCATTCAACTTTTCAACAGAGATAGCTGTGTGACGCTCAAGAGCGTTTACAGTCACATCTGGTTCTTTTTGAATGCGAACAACGTCGCCTTGGTTTGCAATCTCACCAAAGTAAGAGTTATTAGTGATTGCGTTAGCTACAGCTGCACGACGAAGTGCGATCTGTGCTTGTTTTGAGTAGATAATCGGGGAAAAGTTTCCGTTAAATCCACCACTTGCGGAAGTAATAGCCATAGTTAATTCTCCTTATAGATATGGCGTGACATTTTACGCTTCATACCAACTAAAGAGGCTCTTCTTAATAGGGTAGTCAGCTTTGCTCTGGGGACTGCCATCCTTTGAGCGCTGGGCCTTTAGTCTTGAGGTAGTTCTTTTTTGTGGCTAGAGCTTAGTTATAAGCATGTACAGGTAGTTGATACCTAACACTGTACATGCCCCTAGTTGTATTCATCTTTAAGCAGATGTCAACTATTTCTTTGATAAATCGTAAATAAATTTACCTTTACGTTGAGCGTCCATTATTTCTTCTTGACGCTTCTCATATTCTTTGATGCTCATCTTAGCAATCTGTGACTCACGTAAGTAAGTTGAGCTATCGTCTGACTCTGGTGCAGCTGAGCGTTTACTCTTTACAGAACTTGCTGCGCCCTTATCAGATGTATTAGCTTTCTTTGTAACAATACCTTTATCAGATTTGTACAAGTCAATAACACGGGATACAGACTTAGCATCGTCTACATTCTCATAGAGAGCATCTTGTACCCACTTAGGTTGATTGTCTGCCCATGTATGGAAAGCATCATCTTCTCTGATAGATACAAAGTCAGGATGCATATGTATTAACTCAGCTTCAGCTTTCTCTCGCTTAGCACTAGAGCGTAACTCTTCTATTTCAGCAAGACGTGCATCCAAAGTAGAAGACTTCTTATCTGCTTCTTTTGCTGCAATAGCTTCTACAATACCTGCAACATCTGGGAATTTCTT